GGAAGGCCGCTCCCTCCGCCACGTCCCAATCCCCTTCTAGGAGTCGTCTACGCTCGACATCCGGGAGCGACCTGAGCATGGCCTCATACTGACCGTCTGCCATCAGGTAGGGATTATCAGTCAGCCGCGCAGGAACAAACTTGCGATAGAACAGCGGCTGACCTGCTTTTTTGTGACCATCAGGCCACACAAACGTCTTTCCAGTTTCTATATCGTAGGCACCAAAAGGCTTGTTTGGTTCACGGCGATCGATGTACATCTTCTTGACCCACCAACCACCCACTCCTCCGGGGTTGGCTGTGCAGCGCATACACAACTGTTGCTGGAGTTCAGGATCAGTAGCACGAAGGCGAGAACGCAAGTAATCCCAGACATAGGACGAAGGATACTGAGTAATCTCATCGATGCCAATCCAGTTGAATGCCTGACCCTGAAAACGGGTCACATCTTTGTCTCTGTCAAGGTAGGTAAACCACATGGTTGCACCGGAGGGAAATACCCATGTGGACTTAGATTCACGAAAAGTAGCTCCCGGGAACGCCTTCGGATATAGCTGCTTCGACTTGTCTATAAGTTCTGTTAGTTCGTCGAGTGTACGACGGAGAAGAAGACCACGATGATTAGGATTGTGACAATAACGTAACGGATCAGCAAGAAGTGCAAAACTTTTTCCACCACCGGCTGCACCACCGTAGAGTACATCCTGTTCAGACGCACTAAGAAATTCTTCTTGCGGTCCCGGATTTGGCTGAAAGATAACTGGGCTACCATCAACAAGGTCTCCCACTGCATTTGGTAAGTTTGTAAGATCGCCTTGATCAATGACTCTAGTTTTTTCACCCTGTAGTGCCTTCTCTATCTTGTCTGCAGACTCTGTCAATTTCTTGACTTTGCGTTTCTTGTATTCGGCTTTCTGTTGCTGAGTAGCTGCCGACTTCTTCGCATTACGAAGACGCATCTGGACGGAACGTCGTGCCCGCTCCCTATCACTGAGCTTGTACTCAGCTTTAGGCTGATTCGGGTCTTTCTTGGGTCTGCCGCGAGTTCGCGGCTTGTCCACAGTCGCCGGGTCAGGAGGGACTAGGACGCGCTTACGAGGCTTACTAGCCATCAATCACTACTTCTTTTTTCGGAGGGAGCAAGACAACGCCGTGAACCGCTGTGACATTGTGGTTCATGGTTTCTTGTCTGCCAAGACCTACGCGGTTCAAGACAGATTCTGCTGCTTTCATCCGCAGATCGTCACCACGTTCAATATCCGGGGCGTCCACGAGGCTAACTAGCTTGTTCGCGGCTCTGAGAGACTGTCCCGCCAACACGGTTTTGGTCCGGTCAATGATTTCATCAGCTAGTCGGTCCTTGAGCCACTTGATCGAACCCTCTGCATAGCCAGCAACCTCCGCTGCGGCCCTTATATTGCCGCCATTGTCAAACAGGGCGTCCAAAAAGGCTTCCTGTTTCTCCGTGAGGGCGGGTTTATGGTTGTTTTGCTGGGGTAACAGATTCATGTGAACGTCAATTCCTTACATTTGAAGCTATAGGTTGCCGGGATGGGGAATAATCGGGCTACACCTACCGCCATTTCCTGTGAACGAACCTTACACTGGTCAAATGTCTCGTATGGGCCACGTGTGTCGTCGAATCGAACACACTCGCCGGGCATGGATAACGCACAGACCATCAACATTGCTTCAAACATGGGGCAAAATCTCCTTACAACCCATTAGTTTAGGGCTAGTTACCTGTCCTGTCAACCCAAAAGTGACGAAAGAGCAAGAAAAAGGTTGACAAATGCGAATTTTGACTGTACACTGGCGTTAAGCCCGCCGGGGATACACCCATGTACCCCCCTGCTCTTCCAAAAGAGGCCCAGTAAGGAGGGCGGGCACCCCTACAGGTACCTAACGTGTTCGCAGGAAAACCATACAGGTAACCTAAAATACCAAAAATGATGTCGGGATTGCATAGCAAATGCCATAGGGGTGGGGTGGCCCATGCGTGCGCACGCGCGTACTGATTTTATTACCTTTTTTGTCAGGTCATCTGCGGCAGACGGCGCGGCGTTCTGGCTGGCATCGGCAACCCCGGCAACCAGTCCCGGCAACCACACATGCAAACACGCGCCCACCCACCCGCGCGTTGGCTGTTTTGTCATGAGTGGCATGGCCGTTAACCCTCAAAGCCCACTGCCGGTTCCCTATAGACTGACAACCCCGGCCAGTTACTGCGCGATTTATCCAAGGATTACAGGAGCGGTGCTGCAATAAACCCAGCAACCCGCAAAAAAGAACCCCCAGCACAAAGGCCGGGGGTCAAGGTAAGGGAGGAAGATTGCCGGGATATTAGCCCCTCACCGGCAGGGTAACTGGCTAGTCGTCTTTGGCGACTGTAAACTGTGCGGACGCAATGGAGCGGGGGCTGCTGCTCATCCACTTCTGCAAACCGATTGCATCCATGAAATTGTCTAAGGCATCGATCTGGCTTTCAATGCCGGTTATCATTGTCCGGATGGTGCGGATTTCCTGTTCAGTAATCGCGAATACTTTCTTAGCTTCGGATGTGGTGAGTTCGTTTTTAATCGTGCTTTGCATTTGTTCAGTTCCTTTTACCTAAAGTTGAGGCCGGGAAAAGCCCCGGCCCCAGTGTTATGCCACAGATTACCGGTTGCTGGCAATCCTATATTTTCCAAGCCGCTTCCCCTGCCGAACAAGCTCGATGTTATAGCCATGTTTCCGCAGGGCAGTGATCCGCTGCCGGGCGGCAGTCTCAGGGATCGCAAGCTCTCGCATCACGGTCATAACAGTTACCGGGTAGGTTCGCTGGTTGAGCAGCCGGGCAAGGTCGGCAAGGCTAGGCGGCAGATCATCCAAGCGAGTTCGCTTCCGCACTGGTGGCTCGTTGAGCGGTTCGCCGTGCATGTCGGTTTGACTGCCGGTTGCCGGGAAGTTCCCCCGGAATTTGGTCAGCAGCCGCTGCCGCTCGTCTTTCCGTATCGTCCGCTCGAAGGTGTTGACGATCTGGACAAAGTCCGAAATCAATTTCGGGTCGTAGATATTTGACATGGGTTCGGTTCCTTTCGTCATGTCAGTTGATGAAGATCGCGTAAACGATAAGAGCTATCAAGATGACCATTACGGTCCGATAGATCACATACAAGGCTTCCATCCGGGTGATTCCCCCTTTCCTTACAACCTAAGCCACAGATCGTTCAAGGCCCTGCCAGAAGCTAGAACCGATCACGTCCCGCACTTCATCATTCCGGCGCGTGGCGACCAGTTCCTTGTTGTTGTTGCGTGTGGTAGTTCCCGGCAAGTGGGTGGCGTAGTGCGTCAGGGCATTGTAAGCGGCCCAGAGCGTGTTGCCCAGTTCTGGCGTCTCTTCACTAAACCGCTCAAGCAACCAATTCAGTTTTGTTTCATTGATCGCCAGCGTCTCGTCGTGCTTGGCGGCTTTCGTCTTCTTGCGGCAGATTGTTTGCTGAAGCATCCGCTGGAAGTCGAAACTCGAACAATGCGACTCTTTCCAGATGTTCATCTGGTCACGGTTGTTCACCCACATGTCGAGACCATAACCGGCTTTTGATATCATGGCGTCGATCGAAACGTGACCCTTGTGTACCTTCCGCTGGTGGTACGATTTGGCCCCGCCAAATACCAAAGAGTTCCGGCACAGGTCGCGATAGGCTCCCGAGAAAACCTGAAAGGCCCAAGACAAATCAACAGAATTGAAAATATCCATGCGGCATTCCACGCGGTCAGGCTTGCCAGTCCGGGTCCGGGTTTCAATATTCAGATCGTGAAAGACAACCGTGCGATGAACCCGCTTCCCGTATCCATAGATTCGATCGGTTACGGTAACGTGATCGGTTGGCAGTGGAGACGCCTTCAGCAGCGCGGCTTGTTTCTTGAAAAGCGAGTCGTGCGGGATTAGTGCGTAATGCCGGGACACTGGCCGGACATCCAACAGGCTGTCAGTGGCCCGGTTATACAGTGCCGAATAACCCTCAAAGGGTCGATTCGTCATAATGTCCGCATCGTTCCACGCAGCAGGACACCCGGCCTCGAGTGGCACTCGTTCCACCTTTGCATATTTTTCCAACAGGC